TTTCAATCGTGAACACGCCAGGACTTACAATTCTTTCATTAGCCACTATTTATCTCCAAAAAATTGTGTAATTATCTCTACTATAAATATGAGTCAAAAAACTCAAACTTATTGAGTAGACGGTATAAATCTACCCGAATCTAAGTCGAGAACACCGTCACCATATTTTTGGTTCAGTTTCTCAACAAGTTCTTTCTCTTCTTTCTGTAAATCATAGTAGGTGGTAAATAGACTTGTTCGTAGCTCTTCAATCTGAACTAGCCGTCTTTTCAGTAAATGAAGTTCTACCTCAACTTGACCAATTTGAGCCGTGTTGGTAGCATACCTCGCTTGTAAATCCTTCACCGATTGAATATCATCTGTTTGAAATTCTTGTTCTAAATTCTCTGCCATAAAAACCTCTTCTGAATAAATGAAACTGTTGTATGTATAAATATCAATCAAATTCCGTAGGATACACATCTGGACTACGGTTTATAGCGGTATCTTCAAAATTATCAAGTCTAGCTTTGAGATTTTCTGTCTGTCCGTCTATCACAGATATATCACGATACGCCTCTTGTCCAAATGTAATCTTGTTCATAGATACAACACGTTTAGTTGTTATATCCATACCGGCCGACTTTGGAAGTAGATAGCCATGTACCGTTATTTGAAACGAAGCTCGTACAACTCTGTCTTGACCGGTGGTGTTGTTATCTTCCATTGTAAACGAGTCTGTATTTGTTGCAAACTTCAAAGAATTTCGTTCACCAAAGGATTGACCTGTGAAATATACAAATTGTTCAACTAAAAAGTTCAATTGATTTTGATATTCAGTCCACGCTATAAAGTCATAAGTAATATCAACATAATCCGGTATGGGAGTGATATAATACTCCTGAGGAGCTACATCCCTATTACCGTATAAGACCGACCACTTATCATAGGGAGCGTTCACAGAATACTTTGGCTTTATGATGTAGCCGAGTTGATTTGTTGTTGCAACTTTGTTCCTCCGAAGTTCACTTTTCATGTTTACACTAGACCGTCTGAATGTAATCAGTGGAACTAAGGTTTTCCCCTTCTTGTCTTTTAGATAACCGTTTCTTTGTATAGATGCCCACTTTTCAGAGTTGGCATATAACGTTGGAACAGGTACATTCTCACTATTGTCTTCAACACTCAATTGCATTGTCTGTTCTATGAAAGACTTTACAGCAAAATCAATATCGTATAGCGTTATACCGATGCTTTTTACACGGTCTTTATCCCTACGTATCTGTGTATGCCTCGACTTACCAAGATCAACTCGTGGTTTCTCAACTAAGTTCTGGTCATCAATAAAAGAATCAATTGTTCGTGTCAGTGGTGGTTTTCTATATGGTGAAGAGTTCTTTGGCATTAGATGTTATCCGGTAAGTTATTGTCTTCTCTGATTCTTGGTGCAGAACGAACGTCTTCAATATGGATACGTGAACGTCTTGTCAAGTGTGTATTAGCTATGATAGAAACGTTATGACCCCAACGTTCTGTTGCAAATGAATAGTCTGGATTCTTACCCCCGAAGTATTGATTTTCTTGGATAGAATCTACTTCCCAATATTCACCATTGTATTCTATAACGTCGCCAACCTCAACATAAGTCTCGTATTCTTTCAGTAGTTCACGGATGAATCCAAAATCAGACACCTGATTGTAGTCTTGTCCAAATTCAGTACCTTCAAATGTTTGTGGCTGGCGGTTGATTAGTGCTGGTATCTTTATAGGCACATGATAGATCTTCTTATCCGATTCATCATAGATATTTGTCTTTGTTTGTTGAAGTGATAATTTGTATAAAGCCACCTCGGTATCGATTATATCTACAATCAATTCCGTATTTAGTTTATGTACCAATGAGGCGTCTCTTTGACCATGAAATAATGGCATCAGTTTATCCTATGTAAATTTTCAAAGGTGTTGCATTCAGAGAAACACCGAGTGCCTCCACCTCAAGTCGTTTTGCTTCAAGTAACTTCGAACGAGTCATTGTATCCAACATAGTTCTAAGTTGTTCAACTAAAGCTTGTTTTTCAGTTGAAGCAGCACTCAATAAGTCTGATGCATTCAGCGTTGTTTCGCCGTTTGGAATTGGAATACTTCCATACTTACCACGAACATATCCCAACATTTCTTTTGCAAGTGCAAGTCCGTAATTGTAAATCCAACTACGCCCAACCGAATTTATGTTTGAATACTCCATAAAATCATATGGAGCATTAGACATATCAGAAACAAGTCCTGTGACACCTGATCCTGACATTGGTTGGTATTTCAGTGGATTAGAACGTTCTTCCTTTACAATATACTCAATCCACAGCTTGAAATCTCTCACAGGTCTTGGGAATATACGAAGTTGATTGTTTATAAGTTCAAATGAATATGATGACTTTCTCATCAAATCGTTGAATTCAATTGCCTGAATACGAAGCAAGTCCGCATACATAGGCATCAACATGAACGATACACCTGTTGAATATGCACCGAATCCGAATGTATCTAACATCGCCTGATTACCCAAGTATGGATCATAGAAACGAATAGATGCTGGTGGAGCATAATGGTGAACTCGTTTGATTTCAATCGAACCAGTCGGTTTATGAACATCACGAATAAGTGCATCAAGATTGTAGTTTTGTCTGTCAGTTACAACATCAATAGACGCGGAATAAAAATTCACATTACCGTTCGTAAATGTTTCTGATCCATACTCTGTTGCAAGTTGAATCAAAGCACCCATGTTTGTAGATATGTGTTCATGAGTCAAGTTATTATTCGTAGGAGTACCCATTATACTCAATAGGTTTTGTTGAATGTTGAATTGGTTTACATTGTACGAATACTCGTAAACTGCCTCTTCAAAACAAGCATAAAAGTTTACGTCTTGTAATTCAATATCCACTATTGGATAACCCATTCTCTTAGCACACCAATCTGCAAATGCATCTATATCGGCCTGAAATCTTGCATCTGAATCAAATGTTCCAAACGGTGTACTTCCTGTTGTAAAACTGGATGAACCGGGCCATATTGGGATTTCTACCATCTGTTTCTCTTATTTGTTGATGTCTTCAAACTGTTTCAAAATATCCTCAACTATCGGGTGACGGTGGTTTGTTTTCAGTTCATACACACCTAATCCATTGATAGAATTGCTCATATTGAATAAATATGGTAGACCACTATCTTTCTTGTTTTTTAGGTCTGTTTGTGATATGTCACCTGTGAGAATCATCTTTGAATTTACACCGAGACGGGAAAGAATCATTTCCATCTGTGTCTTTGTGATATTCTGAGACTCATCTACGATAACACACGACTTTACAAACGTTCTACCCCGCATGAATGAAATCGGTGCAATCTCAATGGTATCTTCCTCCATCAACTTCTGTATTTTAGACTTACCATATAACATTGTCATATTTGCCTGAATTGGAGATACCCACGGATCCATCTTTTCTTTCATTGATCCCGGTAAGAATCCAATATCTTCATTTGATACCGTTGGTCTTGTAATGATAACACGTTCAACTTCACGGTAAAAGAGATACTCTAACGCAATTTGTGTTGCTAGGAGTGTCTTTCCTGAACCTGCTTTACCTGTCAAAACTGAAATGGTATCTTGTAGAATTTGTGCCTTTACCTTTTTCTGTTCTTCATTCAATGAGAGATTGAATTGAATTTTGTTCTTGATTTGTTTTCTTCCTTTTTTTATACCGTTAGTGTCCAATCCTGCAATCTCCATGTTATCGAAATCTGTTTCGGTCGTTTCCGTCGTATTCATAATCTCTCCTACAATAATTTGGAAAGGGTTTCTCCTATTATCTTACCGTCATTCTTCAATTCATCAAACGAATTTTCCATGCTTTTCATCTTATGTGTCCATTCAAATCCAACAATACCAACTAACTCTGTTGCCTTTAGTATTGGATAAGCAACAGCAGATTTTGTTCCACGTTGTAGGAAAAATGCTCTTGTTAGAATATCCTCTACGTTTTCTATACTTGGAAATATACCATGACCGTTCATGATCTCATCAATCATGGTGGAATATAATGTCAGTGGTAAATTTTGGTATTCTTTGAATTCAGTAGAAACACCTTCTTCAAGTGCCTCAAACGTGGTTGATAACTTAGTCATTGATTTACCCGTACCATACTTACCACCATTATGACGTTGTAAGATAAAAGCACGCTGGCAGCCATACTCGGTTAGTTGTTGTTCGAGTATTGTTTGTATCAACTTAGATTGAGAAATTTCTCGGTTTATCTTTTTTTGTTTGTACTCACCGTACTTGTATTTTAGGAACCAGGATAGGAACACTCCCATGAGTGTTACGAGACTCGATACAGCGAGTTCTAATATAGCGATGTAGTCTGTGAGTACGTTCATATGATATAAATAGTTGGTGGAAAACAAAAAGGGTAGACAAAAGTCCACCCTTTTCAGAAATTATGTTCAGTAAAATTACTGTACAAATATCAGTTTTCCTTCTTTC